AGAAGCAAAAGTAGCTTACAAAGTAGGAAAGAACAGGGGAGCTAGATTTCTTAGTTATCGCACAGTTGTAAATAAAAAAGATACTTATGAAGGCACACCATTACATTCTTACATAGCATATTTTCACAATCATACTATTACTGTAAACTGTGAAACAGAAGCTATAAATGCACTAGGAGATGTAGGTTGGACTACACCATCAGAGGTTATGCATGCAAAGTATGGAGCGGAATATCCGTTATTAACAGTTACTGTTAAGAACTATACTGAAGCCTTGAAATTTGAAAACGATAAGGAAAAATTCGTAGGACTATATATTATTGACGTAAGTACTAAAAAAGTATATAGACTATCAGGAAATCCTAGTAGTTTGATAAGAATTCAAGACGGCAAGATGGCAGGACTGCCATGGCTAAATCCAAATTATGATGGTAAAACTTCTATGATGCAAGATGGCGACACTGATGGCTTTTTAGGAAAGTTTTTGGACTATGCGTAAATCGCGCTGGTCTGTTAGGCGGAAACGCAAAATAAACTGTGCAAATCCAAAAGGGTTTTCACAAAAGCAGTATTGTAAACGCCAGAAAAGGGGTGGGCGATACAAAGTAAGGAGATAACTTATGTTAGAATTTTTACAATGGATTGTAGTTATCATCAAGATTTTCCCATGGTTTGTTATGGGAGCGTCAGCAGTTGCGGCATTAACACCGACACCTGTAGATGATGGTATAGTCAAGAAAATGTACGTAGTCATAGACTGGGTCGCATTGAATGTCGGAAAAGCAAAAGATAAGTAATGCCGGTAATCAAGGTTAAACGCGGATACAAATGGGGTAAATCTGGAAAGGTTTACCCAACCCGCAAACAAGCAGAAAGGCAAGGCAGAGCAGTTTATGCTTCTGGGTATAAGAAACGAAATGGCAAAAAGAAGAAAAAGAAAAGTCGCTAAAAAGAGACCTGTACCTACAAATCCTTCTCTTTACGCTAGGATAAAAGCCCAAGCAAAAAGGAAGTTTAAGGTATATCCATCAGCATACGCTAATGGTTGGCTAGTAAGAACTTACAAAGCCAAAGGCGGAAGGTATCGTATGGGTACTGGAAGAAAGAAAAGAAAGTAATGGCAAAACCAAGTGGCGGATTAACAAAATGGTTTAAAGAAGGTTGGGTAGATATATCCAGACCTCGAAAAGGTGGAGGATATGCTCCTTGTGGAAGAAAGTCTGCAAGAAAGAGTAAAAGAGGATATCCCAAGTGTGTACCTGCTAGTAAAGCCAGACGAATGACTAAATCACAGATAAAGTCAGCAGTTAGGAGAAAACGAGCAGCAGGTAATCCAGGAGGCAAACCTAGAAATGTAGCAACTTTTGCAAAGCGTGGTAGAAAAAAGAAAAAGACCACTAGAAGACGCAGAAGATGATAAACAAAAAGAAACATAAATCATTTTTACGAAACAAACACGTTTATAAATCACCAGGGCCTGCTAAGAAAGCGGCAACAAAACTGGGATTAAAAGGCATACATTCTCATGGACGAGGAAAGTCCAAAAGATTCATGCCAGGTAGTTCTCACAAAGCATATACTAATGCCCTGAGAAAGAAAAGGAGAAAATAATGGCTAGACAAGGCGGTTTTCTAAGCGGACCAAGTAGACACAACACTTCTAAAATCCGTAAACATGTCCTCAAAAGAGGAGTAACAAGAGATATGAACGCAGCAGCTGGAACCTTAGTTAATACTAAGAATCCACAAAGCGTTGGAGCTATGTTCTATTCAGCGGCACCAAAAGGAATTGGACCTAGGTATGGAAAAACTAAAAATCCACCTAAAGCAAGATTCCCTGGCAGACGAAGAAGAAGATAATGGCACTTACAGCAGCAGAGAAAGCTAGGTTAAAGAAAGCGGGACTTAGCGGTTTAAACAAACCAAAAAGAACACCAAAACACCGTACCAAAAAAGCAGTTGTTGCTGTAAGAGTAGGTGGAAAAGTAAAAATAATTAGATTCGGAGCGCAAGGCATGGGTCATAATTATAGTCCAGAAGCAAGGAAGAGTTTCAAAGCGAGACACGCAAAAAATATCCGTAAAGGTAAATCTTCAGCAGCTTACTGGGCAAATAAAGTCTTTTGGGCAGGTAAAGGTGGAAGTAAAAAACGACCACCAAAATCCCAAAAGCATGTAAAAGGTATAAGAAGAAAAACAACTCGAAGAAGGAGAAGATAATGCATAAAATAAGCGGACAAAAACTTTGGTTAGATGAAGGAATGGTGCATGCCACCAAATTTTTAACAACCTTTATGAAGAAGGAAGAAATTAGAGACCTTTCAGAAGCTGAGTCAAAGTTCAAACAACTAGCAGCATCGTATTTATACTTATACCACAAGGCACAAGAGCATGGTCTCTTGGACGAGGACACACTAGATAACTTTTTTACTGATGAGATAATACATTGATAGATATTAGTAGAAAAGACATAGTCTCCGATAGCTTGATGGCTTTTCAAGAGCAGTCAAGATTTATCAAGTTACCTATGGAAGGGTATCTTGAGTTATTAGGTATTGTACCTAACAGTTCACAACACGCAATCATCAATGCAATCAATAATCCTAAATATCGTTTTGTATGCGCAGCTGTCTCTCGTAGACAGGGCAAAACTTACATTGCAAATATTATAGGTCAATTAGTCACTTTAGTACCAAACTGTAATGTTTTACTAATGTCGCCTAACTATTCATTATCACAAATTTCTTTTGATTTACAAAGACAATTAATTAAGCACTTTGATTTAGAAGTATTAAGAGATAATGCAAAAGATAAAGTTATTGAATTATCAAACCATTCTACTATTCGTATGGGGTCAATCAATCAGGTAGACTCTGTTGTTGGTAGAAGTTATGACTTAATTATATTTGATGAGGCAGCACTTGTAGACGGCAAAGATGCGTTTAATGTCGCACTCCGTCCTACACTAGATAAAGAAAACTCAAAAGCACTATTTATATCTACTCCTCGTGGTAGAAATAATTGGTTTGCAGAGTTTTGGTACAGAGGCTTTTCTGATGAATACCCACAATGGGCAAGTGTAAAAGCTACTTACCATGAGAATCCAAGATTATCTGAAGAAGATATTGCTGAGGCAAGGAAAACTATGTCAGAAGCAGAATTTAATCAGGAATATATGGCAGACTTTAATGTATTTGAAGGTCAGGTTTGGGCTTTTAATCACGAGGAGTGTGTTGCAGACTTGGCAGAACTTGATACCAGTCGTATGGATGTTTTCGCAGGACTTGATGTGGGTTATAAAGACCCTACAGCGTTATGCGTTATTGGTTACGACTGGGATCATCGCAAGTTCTATCTTTTAGATGAGTACTTAGATAGCGAAAGAACAACAGAGCAGCACGCTATGGAAATACGAAAAATGATAGAGAAATGGGACATAGATTATATTTATATTGATTCAGCTGCTCAACAAACAAGATTTGACTTTGCTCAGAACTACGACATTACTACTATTAATGCAAAGAAATCAGTACTAGACGGAATTGGATATGTAGCTGGTGTAGTAGATAATGATACATTGATTGTGGACCAAAGATGCAAAGAGTCACTATGGGCTCTAGACCAGTATCAGTGGGATCCTAATCCTAATTTATTAAAGGAAAAACCAAAACATAACGCAGCATCTCACATGAGTGATGCCCTTCGTTATGCGCTATACTCATTTGAGGTAAGTGCTACAACTTTCTAGTCTACTCCTTGAAAAAATAGTTCTTGACAACAGGTAAAAATTTTGTTAAAATTCATATATGAAGTAGGTTTATGACTTTAAAAAGAGATTTAATAAAGTATGTTCGTGACAAAGCTAAGTCGCAATATAATAAAGACACGCATTGTTACATTTGTGGAAGTACAGAAAAGCTGGACTTTCATCACTTTTACGGTCTGACTGAGTTATTTGAATCATGGTGTAAAAAGAAAGGAATCACCATAAAGACAGAAGATGAAATACTAGCACAAAGAGAAGTATTCATCGAAGAGCATAGAACAGAAGTTTACAAAAGCGCTGTTACACTGTGTCATATGCATCATTTGAAGTTGCATAATATATACGGTAAAAGACCCAAATTACAGACAGCAGAAAAACAACGAAATTGGGTGGAGATACAAAGGAAAAAACATGGCATGGTATGATAGATTTTTAGGAATAGATAGAGAGGATAAAGAAAATCCTGCTCAATATATTATTTCGAGAGACCAAGGCTTAACTTTAGACAGTCGTGAGAACACGATAAGTTATAGGAATGCTTACGAAACATTAGAAATAGTAAACAGAGGTGTCAACATGATAGTGGACGATACAGCTGAAATACCTTTTGATGTTGGTACAAAAGTAGAAGGTATCAATCCTATTAAGAAAAATTTACGAAGAACTAGGGTAGATTTATTACTTAATACTGAACCTAATCCATTTCAAGATGTAAGTACATTTAAAAGAAATCTGATAATTGACTTATTGATTGATGGAAATATATTTGTATATTTTGATGGTGCGCATCTGTACCATCTTCCAGCAGAGCATATTACTATTGAGACAGATGAAACTACATATATTAAAAAGTTTGTGTATGACCACTCAGTAGATTATGCCCCTTCAGAAATAATTCATATTAAAGAAAACAGTTTTAACTCCATTTATCGTGGAGTTCCAAGACTAAAACCAGCACAGAGAACTATGGTTCTAATGCAAAACATGAGAAAGTTTCAAGATAACTTTTTCAAAAATGGAGCAGTGCCAGGATTAGTCTTAAAATCACCTAACACTCTTTCTGAGAAAATCAAAGAAAGAATGTTACAGGCTTGGGTTGCTAGATATAACCCACAGTCAGGTGGTAGGAGACCATTGTTTTTAGACGGTGGTTTAGAGGTTGAAGACTTAACAGAAATTAACTTTAAGAACTTAGACTTTCAGGACGGCATAGCCGCTAATGAGAAGATAATACTTAAAGCGTTAGGTATTCCACCAATTTTGATGGATAGCGGTAATAATGCAAACATTAGACCAAATCATCGATTATATTATTTAGAAACCATACTACCTATAGTTAATAAAATAGCGTATGCTTTCGAGAGATATTTCGGTTTCAAACTTGATGAAAATGTATCAGGAATACCTGCTCTACAACCAGAGTTAAGAGACCAGGCGAGCTACTATGCAACACTTGTGAATACAGGTATTATGACACCGAATGAAGCAAGGGAGGCATTAAGATTTGAAACAATACAAGGATTTGATACACCAAGAGTTCCTGCAAATATCGCAGGTTCAGCCGCAAATCCACAAGAAGGTGGGCGACCAGTCGAATCGCCACCAAGTGAGGAAGAATAATGACAAAAGATATGATGATAAAGGCTTTGTCCGAGTTTATGGCCAAAAAAGGCGTTGAAACAATGACACTAGCCGAATATAAAGCAGTCGGTAACGATGTACCTGTCAAAGATTATCTATTAAAAAGATACTTTGGCTCTTGGAACAGAGTTATGTCTGTAGTAAAACAAAGATATCCTGTCTCAGTAGCAGCACCTGCACCAAAAGTGGAGAAAGTTGCTAAGAAAGAGGTAAAAGATGTCAAAAAGTAACGAAAGAATATATCATTGGACTAGCACTTTTAAATCATTAGGTGAAACTGATGATGGCGGAGTAAATATTAAAGGTTCTGCAAGTACAAACGGACTAGATAGAGCTGGAGATATTATCGAGACAGAGGCATGGATGAAAGGCGGATTGGAAAACTTTAAAGGTAATCCAATTATTCTTTTTAACCATGACTATAATAAACCTATTGGCAGAGCCACTGGTTTAGAAGTGACCGATAAAGGTTTAGACATAACTGCAAAGATATCGAAAGCCGCTGGTGATATAACACAATTAGTTAAAGACGGAGTCCTTGGAGCATTTTCTGTTGGTTTCAGGTGCAAGGATTCTGAATATATGACTGAAACCGATGGATATAAAATAAAGGACGCGGAACTTTTTGAAGTTTCTGTAGTATCAGTGCCTTGTAACCAAGGGGCAACCTTTGGCTTAGCAAAGTCATTTGATAGTATGGACGCTTATAGAGAGTACCAAAGTAATTTTTTAAAGGCTAACTCAGTTGAATCAGCAGACGCTGTTAAGATTGAGCAGCCAAGCGAGGAGAAATCCTCATCAATGGAGACTGATATGTCAGAAGAAATGAAGACTCCTGAAACTTCAATCGACTTGGATGCATTTGCGAAAAAAGTAGCGGAAGATACTGCTATGAAAATCCAAATGAAACAAGCCGAACAGAAAGCAGCAGAATTAGCTGAAGCTAAAGAGTTGGCTGAAAAGCAAGCTCAAGTAGAAGCTGAAGAAAAGGCTGTTCAAGAAGCGAAAGAGATGGAGCAAAAAACTGTAATCGAAGCTGGATTGTCAGGCGCTGAAAGACTTATGGAAGATGTCGAAAAAAGAGTCAATGATAAGCATGAAGATTTAGGTAAAGTTGTAAAAGAACTTGAAGCTAAATTATCAGAGAAATCTGAAGAAATCATGAATATTAGAGAGTCAAAAAGAATTTTCCAAGATAGACAAGGTAAAGGCGACTGGAAGAAAGCTTTCGAAAATGATATTATAGATGCTAAATTTTTAGGTCTTGCAAACGGAAAAGGGTTTGATACTGATTTCAGTAAAGGACTTATGGAAAAAGTTAACGCACATTCAGGTGTTGGCGTTTCCTCAGCAGACTTTGAACAAGTAGTTTCAACAAATATCGAAAGAGATATTCAAAATGAATTGGTGTTAGCACCTCTATTTAGAGAGATACCAATGAATTCA